ATATTGAGACCGCACCTATTATGGCTTATGTGTGGGGGATATGGCAACAAAATGTAGGGACACATCAGATACAATCGGATTGGTTTTGTTTGACCTGGTCGGCAAAATGGCTATTTGAGGACAAAGTATATAGTGGGAAGTTAAAGCCAAAAGAGGTAGCCGAGCAAGATGATAAGCGCATCATACAAGGGATATGGCGGCTCGTTAACGATGCAGATATCGTGGTGGCGCATAATGGTGCAAAATTCGACATCCCACGACTTAACTCAAGATTTATCATAAATGGGTTAAATCCTCCTCTCCCATACCAAATTATTGATACTTTGGTGCATATCCGTAGGCAGTTTGGGTTCACGAGTAACAAGCTGGACTATGTCAACAAACTACTTAATCTTGAACGCAAGAAGGACACAAACTTTGAGTTGTGGGAGAGATGTATGAAAGGCGAGAGTGCTGCGCTAAAAGAGATGGAGGATTATAACATACAAGATGTGCGCATCCTTGAGGAGACATATCTTGTTATAAGACCTTGGATAAAACCACATCCTAACATGGGTTTATTTATTTTGGATGAAACCGAGCATAGGTGTCCAAGTTGTGGGAGTAGTGAACTGCAAGACCAAGGCAAATGTTATAACACGAGTGCTAACATTTATGAGTTATTTAGGTGTGGGAATTGCAATAGCATATCTCGTAAAAGGCTAGGAGCTGCTACAATAAAACAAAAACGACACTTACTAATTCCAACTGCAAAGTGAGAAGAATTAAAGTACAATATAGCAAACTTGGTAAGCAAAAGGCTTGGGGGTTGGCTCACTCGGATGAGCTGATTGAGATTGATATTCGGCTCAAAGGTCGTAAGGCAATGGAGATATTAATCCACGAGATTTGTCACATATTAGCCCCAGAGGATGATGAGGAAGAGGTGATAAGAAAAAGTGTGATTCTCACGAAAACCTTATGGCACGAGGGTTACAGAAGAATAGACAACACGGAAGATATACCATTGCAGAATGGTGAGACATAATAAAGTATTCATTACTGATATAAATATCAGCAATTCATATTTGTTTTTGTGATTAAATACGGTATGGTCAAATTCGCCCTTCGTTTCTACGAGGGGCTTCTTTTTGCATGAAACTTCATTGAAAATTCATGCAAATTTGCAATATTTTAACATTTTATTTTTGGTAAGTAAAATAATTGTCTTAACTTTGATGTCATAACAAATAAACACACAATGACTGAAATTTTAATTAAAGAAAAACTAAGAGCATTACGAGAATCGAAAGGATTATCTCGTGAAACATTATCTAAGATGGCTAATGTAACAATGCAGACTATTTTTAGAGCAGAGACGGGTGGTAACATTAACCTTAACAACTATCTCAAAATCATCCAAACTTTACAATCCTATGGAGTACATAGCAATACTGGTGATAATGTTAATTACATTTAGTGTAATTTTCATCCCTAATCAATGGGACATCCCAATCAAACCTAAACGCAAACACACCAATACAAAGTTTATCATCCCAGCAGAGTTTTGGGTGGAGTACAACGAGATGTTAAGAGAAATAAATGATATGACCGAAGGCAATGCAAGAGTGGTGTTTCAAAGATTAAACCAATTAAATGAGAAGTATTGTAGGTTATTTATGAACTATACCTACGATGAGAAAATGACTCAATTAATTGAGAAGTACAACGCAAAGATTAATTATTTTCATAACCAAAAAACCAAGTAAAAATGGGACTAAATCAAAGTCAGAACAAAGGAGTGTTTTTAAGCATTACAAATGGTAAACTTGTGCGCCAGTTCTCTGCGCCAACAGACAAGTCAGTATCTCGTGTCAACAAAATGGGTCGTGAAGTCCACGAGGAGTTTTATGACTCACTTAGTGGATGGCTAATGGAAATCAAGACCAAAGAGTCTGAGTATGGTAAGTTTTGGGTCATTACCATCAAAGATGAGAATGTATATTACAACTTAGAGTGTAAGTACGATAGCGGTTATGCTATGTCATTTTTGAAAGCATTACCAAATGCTGACCTATCTGAAGTCATTACCTTATCTCCAAAGCTAATCGTGGATGGTGATAAGAAGCAATCTGTACTTTTCATTTCGCAAAATGGGAACGGACTCAAGCATTACTGGACTAAGGCTGATCCGAAAGAATTACCTGACTTGCAAAAGATAAAAGTAAAAGGTAAGGAGACCTGGGATTCTACCAATAGGTTAGAATATTTGGAAGATTATGTGAAATTATCTATCTTACCTAAGATTAAACCTACCCTCTCAGATGTAACCGAGGGAGACGATACACCATTTTAGTGTTGGGTTGTATACGGGGGTTGCGCAAGTGCGCATTTAGGGAGCGTTCCCACCCCATTTTTTTTACTAATTAATAATATTTTATGGAACTAAACGAAAACAGTTTAACTTTTCATTTAAAAGAAAATTCAGAACTTACAGAAGTTATTAAAATAACTAAAGACGGCTTTTTTTATAGAGGAGAAAGAATTGATGATATATACAATGTATATGATAGGTTTAATGAATGGTTGTCTGGGGCAATGGTAGAAAATCCGAATTAAGAAAATAATTTTACTATTTCTCAATAAGATTTAGCAAATGTGTTTCATTAGTGTAGCATACGACCTAATGTTTCTACATTGGGTCTCTTTTTAACTAATTAAATTATGCCTAATATTGTCACTGCGGTGACTAAATTATGCCTAAAATTGTAACTTAGTCAGGTGGCGGAAGGAGGGTGGTGTCCATCCTCGTGGTAGACGCATCAAGAACTTGGTTCGCCAATAAAACATCATCAGGTTCTTGATTATACAACGGCGGTAGGCTATGTTCCTATAAGCGATGTTTGTTGGTTCGAATCCAACCCTGACTGCTAGATGGGACTGTTACTAATTGATAAAATCAGAATTATATAATATTTTTTAACAAAAAATGTTATAAAATATACAACAACTCGGATTATCTTTATTTTATAAACTTTTTAACTATGAACAATTATACTATCGACTTAAACAAAAACAGAATTGAGTTTCTCGACTCAAGATTTTATGCCACACCATCTGGTGGTTACGTCCCATCAGTTACAACAATCTTAGAATGCTTCCCAAAGGGAGCGCAATTTTACCAATGGCTAAAGGAGAATGGAGGCGATGCCGACACCATTCGCGATGAAGCTGGTAGGAGAGGATCAACCGTCCACGAATTGACCGAGCGTTATGATATGGGTGAGGAGGTTAGCTATCTTGATGCTAATGGCTTCCCAACTTATAAGAACCTTGAGTGGGCGATGTTTGAAAGGTATGTTGACTTCTCAGTCACTCACAAGCCACAAATCGAAATGATGGAGGCGCACTTTGTGAGTGAGAAGCTTGGTTTTGCTGGTACGCTGGATAGGGTAGTTACTTTAAATGGCAAACGCATTCTACTTGACATCAAAACATCCAACTCCGTGCAAGATAGCTATTGGTTGCAGTTGTCAGCATATTACGAATTGCTTAGTGAGATTGCAACGGATGTCAAAAGCATTGATGAGGTAGGTATCTTATGGTTAAATGCCAAGACCCGTACAACTGGCAAAGGTGGAGCAATACAAGGAGTAGGTTGGCAGCTAATCACCAAGCCGATTAGTGAGGTGTTAAGCTATTGGACACTATTTCAAGCAACACACCAGCTATGGCTATATATGAACGAAACAACTAAGCCAAGGCAATTATCTTACACTTTAAAACATAAGAAATAATGGACTTCGTAACCATCGACAACAAAGACACCGTAGTGTATCGCATCGCATCACTACTCCGCTCACGCTCCGAGACTGGCATTCGAAAGTATGGCACAACAATGGACAGAACAGACTTAGAGATTAAGCAATGGATAGATCACGCAATAGAAGAGAGTTTGGATCACGCATTGTATCTTATGAAACTAAAGGATGAATTGAAATGAATAACAACTTAAAAGAAGCCTACAACACCATTATCAAAATGATAGATGAGAAAATGAATAGTACAAATATTAATGATTTGTATTATATTAAAGGGTTATTAGATGCTTTAAAAATTATAAATGATAAGAGATATGAATAAGTTAATAGCTTGGACAATTATTGTCATTCTTTGCTTAGTAGTTTGGTTTTTTTTCTTTTATGGAATTATTAAATTCTTCCAAGAATGCAGTTGCGAGATTATCAA